AACTGTATTCAGTTCTGGTTCTTATGTTCAGCATTTTTCACCTGTTTGACTAAAAATAATATGTCGTTTGACATCTGGTGTTTTGAAATGTAATCCGCAGGAGCGATTGTGTAGGTTTCTTCCCACCTGCGGATCATATTTTCTATGTGGCTTTGAATTTCATTCGCTGTCATTGCAGTGCTGCTTTGATAAGAATGAAAACCAATGCACCTACGATTGAACCGATAGTTGCTGGATCCATTATATATGTCCCTCCTTTTTATACCATTGGATGATGCGGACAGTTGCTTCCACATCGTTGATTGAGCGGTGTGCTCCCTCTATCTTTTCACCGAACAGATCTTCATAAATGTCGCCCAGTTTACGCTTTTTGCCCCAGACTGACTCTCCGACCTCAACTGTGCAGATGTGATCATACGGCCATGGGAACTTGGTGAGTTTGTCAAGCCTCTCCAATTCAAATTTTAATATCTTCCTATCAAAAGGCAAGTTATGAGCGACAATTGATTTTTCACCAAGGAAGAATTCACACAAAGGCTTGTAGTTCGCGATGAATGGCTTTTCATCTTTGAGCATGTCGTCGGTGATGTTTGTGATCTTGATGATCTGCGGGTCAAGTGGGTGCCCAGGATTGCAGAAGAACTCAAGCCTCTCAACCTCCTCAAGATTGTCGTCCAGTTTGATTGCACCGAACTCAATGATGCGAGGTTGAATGTCTAGGTCAGAACCTTCCGCTTTGGGCAAACCTGTGGTCTCTAGGTCAAACACTATCATCTTCTGCTCCCCACTTGAATGAATCCAAAGACTCAAGCATGAATGCATAAACACCCAAGTCATGAACAGAGTCTTGATGGACTTTGGGCCAACCTTGGGCATAACGAGTCAGCTTGGCAACAATCATATTAATAACACCAAACCTATTCCAGTCTTCAACGCTGTTCAACTTGATCCCATCAGGAAACAAAGCTGTCATAACCTCGCCATGTTGAAGGTAGTTGTCGCCATAGGTTTTATTGCGCTCACGGAAAGTGTTGAGGGCAGCTTCCATGCAATCAATCGGGTGCTTAGGTTGCCCTGACTTCCTGATCTTCTCCGCAATATCCGCTATTGTTTTCTTTCTGTCCGTCGCTGTATCCATCTCTGTATGCCTCCTCTTTTTGATCACGCAGTTGAATTTTAAGTTTCTCTATTTCAGCCTCATACTCGTTGGCTCGGTCAAAAGCCTGTTCAAGCTCCCAACGCATTGTTGGCAGGATGTCGAATATTCTGGCGATCTTTTGGCGGTCGAATTCAATGTCGTTGCCTATGATACGTAACTCCATCAATAACCTCCTTCCGCAACCTCGAGACAAGTCAAACCCTCGCCCCTCCACATGTCAACAACTGACTTCCTGTCCTCAAGGATGAGCCAAATGTCTTTGAACTCAAAGTTCTCTTGATACAGGTCAAACTTGACTTCATGGTCGTGGCGGTTGTCGCCTTCTGCACGCATCAATAGTTCGTCGCAAGGAATCTCGTTAGCATGCAACCACTGTTGGGTCTCGTGTCTGACTGACTCATCACGCGCAGTCATAACCACAATCTTGGTTTCACCATCAGTGCCTAGGTGCCGCACGAGATTGCAGATGTTTTCAATTGGCTTGTCTTTCAAACCCTCTTTATTGAATTCATCATACTTGCGTTCTTTGATAAGTTTGATGCGATGGGAATAATCGGACAGTGTTCCGTCCAGATCAACAATAACTACACGCTCGTAGGCTGTAAGAACCATTGTGGCACCTCCGTGTTTTTCCATTTTGCGAAACGAGCTTTCGCTCCATTGTAATAGTTGCGGTATGCAGTGACAGGCGAATCAGCCTTGTATTCGTCGGGCATACATTGCGGGATAGGCGTAAGCATTCCTACGTTAATGTGCATAGGGACAAGAGCCAAGAATGGCAGCATTGCTGCAGTCTTATGATCTTTTCCGTAACGACGAGTGTATTCTTTGCACAACTCGCTGAGCAGACCTAACGCCCAATAGTAGTTGGCTGAGGACTCTCTGACCCAGATTGCTGATGGGTGGTTCTGGTGGGTCGTTTTATACAACCCAACCTCGTCAGCCCAAGAGTCGCCATCAATGACTCGGTGCGCAGTGCATAACAGCTGAGCAGTCTCGAGGATCATTTTGACGCAGTGCTTGTCGCAGTGCATGCGAGCAGCAGTGACAGGACTTTCGTCCAGATAAAATATGTTCATGTTCTGTTCCTTTCTCAGTGTCATTAGTTTACTTGAAGCCGAGCCATTTGAAAAGCCTTTTCCACCATGGCATGGGCGAAACATCCTCAAAACTTGCATCCCCGAACAAAACATTCAATCCAGGTTCAAGCTCTTTGGCTAAAGAAGCACGACTATTCAACACGACTGGTGCACGCTTGTAAACAATGTAGTTAAGCTGAGGTTGAGTCAGCTTATACTTTTTCTTTGTTTTCATGCGGCCATGTTCTTTGTTGTGAGCGTAAATCTCTCTGATCATCTTGTCTGTATATTTCATCTCTGCCTCCTATCCGTTCAGAGCTTTTGCCATCGACGGAGCTGCCCACTCGGTCGGTGTTAAGAATGGTTCTGCCCATGGGTGAACTTTGACGACCTCGCCGACCATCAACTTGAACACCTCTTGATATTCGCCTTGGGCACGTGGGGAGAGGCGTGACTTGGCCATCTCGTGAAGTGTGCGCAGATTGAACTTGGCGACGATGTTGGTGTGGATGTTGGTTGGCAATACGCCTCGTGCATCCTCTGCTGGGACGTGTTCCCGTAACAACTGGTAAGCCTCGTTGATTTGAGCCATCGCCTGAGCGTAGATAATGTTGGCCTCAGGATTTGCTTCAATGCGTGGGGGAGTGTAATATCCGAACCCTGCCATGTCAACTGTGCGTTGCGATTGTTGGGCGTATGAGCCTTGACGAGTGCGAACGAACTGGTGGGTGAAGCCTCGTGTCACTTCGCGCACATTGAACGTATAGTCAATGAACTCCCAAGATGACTTGATTGTCTTCAACATGTAATCAAGCTCGTCCTGCTTTTTATCCCACGGCCACTTGCTCACCTTTTCGTAAGCGTTATCGTCGTCCATGAGACGAGTATTCTTTGTGAACAATAGCACATTTACTGCATCGTCCGTGTAGCTAATCAATTCGACTTTCATGTGTTTTCTCCTTTCTGAGAGTGCATCATTCGCCCATAGTCGGATTTGGAGCGGATGAATCTTTCGACGTGCTGAATGTCATCAACAACATCGTCCATCAACAGTTGGCGCCATGTGGCGAATCTGCCGACAGAATAAATATTATATTTGGTTGTCATCTCATATATGAACTGCTTGCGCAAGTCTTCGTTGATCGGTTGGATCTTGCCATACTTTTGAGACGACTGTTTCATGTCAACGATTGAGTAAGGCTTGATGCCGAAGTCGTCCATCAACACTTCCATGAGGTGTGGGCCAATTGACCCATCAGGCTCTTTTATATATTCGCTGATCACGATGTCGCCCACGATTGATATGCGGTAAAATGGCACGAGTGGGTCGGGGTAGTATATGGTTTGATAAATGTCACACTCTGGCGATTGAATGCGACCTGTGCGCGTCCAGATCTGTTGCGAGGGGAACTCAGGTCGGTCTTGCCAATCAACAATGTGCATCAATGCGGGCATTGGTATGGTTGAGATTATTGGTGTGTTGTTAATTACATGGCTGTGAATTTTATCACTGTCTAGCTCAAAGCTGTAACCGATGTTCAGAGGCTCTGCCATCTGCGAGATCAAGTCCCATGGCGCAATGTAACGCTCAACAGGATCAAGATTGTTGATTGATCTGTTCAGAACTGAGCCTGTGACCTTTTGCGAATACAAGTTGCTCAAAAACAAGTTTGGTGTTGTTGTCAGCTTGCCATCGTATTTGATTGCCTTTTGAACTTTGACCTTTTTAAAAGGTGTGGCGCAAGCTCTGGCAACCTTGTCAGTGCGGAAGCGCAGAAGTGCACCATGGTTGTTCGGCAACGAGTCTTGGGACTCAACTATCTTAGGATTGAGCGACCTCAGCATGTGTCCTGCTAAAAGTCCTGCCAGACCTGCTCCGTATACAAATGGGTTGCTCATGTCTCAAACTCCGTCTCACTATGCTCAAGCATTTTCTCTAGCTTGCGCTCTGTTCTTTTTGCCACTGCGTGGGTGGTCACTGCGGGTGGGTAGCCTTGTTCCATCGGGAACGAAGAATCCTTGACCAACCTCAAGAGCAATTTAATCTCAAGGTCAGTCAAGGTCGGCATGAAGCATCGGCGGCAGGGCACTAGCCCACCACCTTTGCGTAGCCTTTTTCAATATCCCATGCGAGGTCTTGACGACGACCACCTGCGTGCAGATAATCTTCGTATGACACTGGGCCACCTGCGTTCAGCAAGATTCCCATTGAGTTGAACCCATGAGTGTTCTCACGACGAGGGTTCTTATCACAAGTTGCCTTGATCATCTTGCCCTCATAGCCTGACGCACGGCCACGCTTCTTTTTGTCATTGACTGACTTAACTTTTACTTCAACGACATTATCAGTGATAGCATCCACTGGTTTTTCTCCTTGTTTTGCATTGATGTGTTCAAAGGGTGTGGCTTCGACAGGAATGTCTTGAGCCAATTTCAAAATCCTCGCTGCACCTGTGCGGGTGTCAGAGAACCTTTTAACTGCGACTTTTGTGTTGTTGTTGTAAACTCTTACAATGCCTTGGTTTGTGGTATTGCGGTTTTCAAGCAACTCGTCAACAGAGCTGAAAACAACCAATCCATTACCCATCTTTTGAGCAACGCTCTTAGAGCTGAATGCACGGATTGTGTTTTGTTTGTAGTCGATAGCAAATGCTTTCATGGTTTGTTCCTTTCCTTTCTCAGTCTTGTTAGTATCTCTCTTTTTGACAGATAAGGCAACAAAAAAGTTTGAAGATTCTGATTTTTGTTTTCATTGTTTTCAATCACTTACATCAGAGAACATAATGTCTCAAATTTCTGGGTCGCACTAGATACAAGTTTTTGCGTGCTCTTGTCAGCGCAACATACCACACTCTGTTCTCCTCGTCGGTGTGGGAGTTTTCCCAACTAAGCTTGCCCATGTCAGTTGTCAACACAACATTGTCAGCCTCACCACCTTTGGACTGGTGGATTGTTGAAATTGTAATGCGAGGCTTGTCAGAAAACTTTTCTCCATTGCGTAAGCACGAACGCAGATATTCACGCTCGTCGGGTGCAATGCCGCGCAACATGCTCATCCAATCAATGTTCTTTGCGTCCTCAGGCAATCCCAAATCACTCAACCCATAAGTCTCTTGACGTTCAAGTTTGACATTGAACCCAAAGAACTGTATGAGATTCTTGGCCTCATGTAAAGGGATCTTTTTGTCTTTGCGGAGCCTTTCCCAACTCATGATGGCTTTTGTTTCTTCTGACTCAAGAGAGTGCTGACCATTGTAAGAATATGCAAAGCCTTGTTGACGAGCTGCTTGGCGATATCTGTTCAAGAGATATTTTGAGCGAGTCATGCAGAGCCATGTGCCTTCATTCTTAAAATCAATCTGCTGCTCATCAGCTATCCAGTCAACTGTGCCTTCCTCAGTTTTGGGTGACCATGGCTTTTGGTAGCGGTGCTTGATGCGGTCGACAACATTCGAGGCCATGCGGTGAACTGAACGAGGGATGCGGTAACTCTGGGGCAAGACGAGCCTGTCGCCTTTTAAATTTAGGAACTTGTTAACATCAGCACCAGCCCAACCAAAGATTGCTTGGTCGTCGTCGCCAGCTATGTAGACTTCAGATGCCTGTTGGGAGGCCAATATTGCCATGCGGTATTGGAGGCTTGATAAGTCTTGCGCCTCGTCAAAAATGCAGATGTCCACTGGGAGCGTAACATTGTAGTTCTGGAGCATGTCCGTAAAGTCGAGGAGCGAGTTTTCTCTTTTGTAGGTTGCGAGTGCTGAGTGATATTGCTTGACTGCATGGAGGGTCAGATCATTTGTTGGGGTGAGGTGATATTGATCTTGCACTGAACGCAGACCGACACGTGCCAATGATTCAATTCTTGAGCATTTATCGCCAAGGCCATCTCCAGTGTGGATACCTATATCTTCGTCGTAAATGCCCTTGAATTCAACCCCCAATGCTTTGCCTAGTTTGCGATAGTGCGCATTGGTCATAACCTCGTCTCTTTGCAGACCTAACATTTTGAAAGCCAAAGAGTGAAGTGTTCTGAAGTATGGGAATCTCCCCTCGTCAAAACCAAACTGTGCCATGGCGCGTTCCTGCGCTTCGTTGGCTGCCTTGCGGGTGAATGCAAGATAAGCTATGCGCTCGGGTGGTATGCCTCGGCTGAGTGCATCTTCAACTATCCTCAGTAGGGTCGTGGTCTTTCCAGTTCCTGGTGGACCTAATATGATTTGCACTCTTCTCACTGTTTATTCCTTTCTCAACTATGACTCTGTTACAAGATCCGCAAAATGCCTTTTCAGGCTCGTCGTCGTAAACTCTGCCACGCGTCTGCTGTCCGCAAAAATCACAGTCAACAAACTTTTCATATAACTTTATATAATGCATCAAAACTCCTCCGTCACTGCACTCGGGATCTCCAGCTCATCATCGTCTGCGTAAAACTCTGGTGCTGGCACTGACCATACTTTAACTGGTTTTTGTTTGATGCGGAAAGTCTTTCTGTCGCCTCCTAGCGTTCTGAGCCAAGACCAAATTTGGTGTTGTGATGGGTAGCGGAAACGTCTTGCGTCCAGATATATGAACAAGTCCTCCGAGCGGAAATAAACTTTTTCCTCGTCCGAGTCGTGCCATGGCTTTGCGTTCATGATCTCGTCACGGTGGCGAGCTTGAACCTTACCAGTCAAGAAGCTGTCAAGCATCTTTTCAAATTGACCTTGGGGCGATGCATCGTCGGGATCTTGTATCACCTCAACAGTGCTCAGCAACTCGTTGATGCGTTGCTCCCACCTTTGAACAGGCATTGTGCTTGGGCATTTGTTCAGCTTTTCTATACACAGCCTTTGCAGCTGACGCTGATCAAGCAACTGTTGGGTCGTGACTTCAATGCGCTCACCTTGTATCTCAATATACCAACGCACTGACGAGCGGTTCTCAGTTTCATATTTCGTGATTGCGTCAATCTCTATTGATTGGCCTCCACCAACCCCACCAATGCCGAACTCACGCTTCATGCACTTGGACTTCTCGCAATAGTTGCAGATTGGTGCTGACTTGCAGGTGTATGCGTATTCTTTTTTTGAGACTGATTTAATTAGGCCATTGACCTCGCCTGATGGGAGAGGCTCAGGCAGGTGCTCATAGTTGAACCTCATCAGATCTTCCTGCCAGTCGTCAGGATTCTTCTTGCGGTAATAAACGCCCACATTGAACAAAGAGATGTTTCTTCCACCTTCAGGAAAGCCCATTGTCATTATGTGTTGAAGGCAAGGTGGACCATCCTCAAACTTATTCGTCAGCTCAGGACTAAAATTTTCAAGAGCCTCATAGGTCGTGCGCTTCTTTTCAGCTAGGTCAAGAAACTGCTCTAGGCTTTGGGGTTTGCCTTTGTGGATTGCGTAGCGTTCGCTCTTGTCACCATCCCAATAGCAAAGGTTGATCCAGTTGCCTCTGTCGCGTTCATTGGCGCGAGATATTTGCTTGGGGAAAATTTCTGCACCACCGTAGCCTAATGTTGCTGCGAACTCGTTCAGCTTGGCGACCATGT